CGCGGTTCGCGGTGATCCACTCGTCCATGCCGCCGGCGGCGCCGTTCATCGACGGCAACAATTCCTTCAAGATGTCGTAGGCGAGCCCGCGCACGTGCTGGCCCATCTTCAGCATCGTGTCGCCAAAGGCCTTGGCGCTGCGCGCGGTCGCATCGTCCATGATCGCCCCGGTCGCGGCGAGCTCGTCGCCGAGCGCATTGATGCCCCAGGCGCCCTCGTTCATGACCGGGAGCAATTCGGCGCCGGTCCTGCCGAGGAGTTTCGTCGCAAGTGCGGCTTTGTTTGTCTGGTTCGACATATTGGCGATCGCCGAGGACAGCCGCAGAAAGATTTCCTCGGGTTTCAGCGTGCGCAGCTCGGCTGCTGAGATGCCGGCGGCGCGGAACGCTTGGGCGAATTCGTTGACCCCCTTTTTTTTCGCTGGTTTGATCGCCTCGACGATCGAGCGGTTGAGCCGCACCAAGGCCCCGCTCATCGCCTCGCTCGACACGCCGGATTGCTTGGCGGCGTATTGCAGGCGTTGCAGCGCCTCGACACTCGCACCGGTGGTCTGCGACAGCTTCACGAGCTCGCTGCCGGCGCCGATCGCGTCGGTAATGACTGTCCCCAGCCCGTTGCCGCCGGCGAGCAAACCGAGCCGCGCAAACGGTGCGAGCAATCCCGTCACGGCACTGCGGAGCTGCAGCACCCTGGCGCCGACCTTGCCGAGCTGGCCGCCGATCGCCGTCAGCCCGGTCGACTTCAGAACCGCGCCCGGCACCGCGGCCATGGCGCGCAGCCTCGATGTCGACTGCGCGATCTTGTTGTTGATGTTGTTGATCGGGCGGGTGACTTGGTCGGTCAGTTGGGCGATGACCCGGAAACCGGGGTCACGACCGCGCGCCATCAGTCTCTATTCCGCTTCAACTCGGCCGCGAGGTATTGGCAGCGCTCTCCCCACCAGCGCAGCTCCCACATCGACAGTCGCTTTAGCTCGCTTGGCGGCCAGTGAAAATTGTACGCAAGCCAGGCGAGGGTCTCGCGCCAGTCTCCAGGGGTTCTTCCCCCATCAGGTCGGCCACCTTCTCGCCAATCTGCCTCAGATCGCGCGCGCGCAGTTGTTTGATGACCGAGGGCGGCAATGCGGTGCACGCGCAGATCGTCGCGATCGTGCGCTCCATGTCGCCTTGCGCACGGTCCATCGCCATCAGGCCTTCGGCGGTCGGTTCGGTCAATTCGAGCTCGGTCAGCACGTCGTCGCCGTGCGTGATCGGCACGTTGAGCGTGATCGTGACTTTGACGGGTCCGCTCATCTAGGGCACCTGCCGGCGCATCTCCGGCCCCTCAAAGCGCACGGTCGCAGACCCTTCCGCAGCGTTCAATTCGAGATCGCCGGATTGAAACGCATTGCGCAAGACCCAGACCTCGCCGGTTTCGAGCTCGGCGGTGACAGTGGAGTCAGTCAGGCCCGCGAGGTCGGTCAGCGGGAATTGGTTGCGATTGGTGACCTCGACCTCGATATAGGGCGCCCGCCACACCGCTTGATAGCCGTGGAACCCGTCGAGCCCGGTGATCGGGCTGCGGGTGATCTGGTTCGGCGAGATCGTGCACGTCCCGCGCACCGAGAGCTGGCGCGAGTCGATCTTGACGTAAACCCAGCCAGCGACACAGTCTGCCATTGCGACCCCCTATCTATGCGACGATCCGCTCGGAGCCGTGCAGTCTGAATTGCACGAGCACGGCAAAGATGCGCAGTTGATTGACAAAGGACGGGCTCACCAGCGCATTGAGGCGGTTCGGATCGGTCGCCGAGCGCTCGACGATCAATGCCCGCTCAAAACCGTCGAGGTCCTCGACGATGCCGATCTCCTCGAGCTCGCCATAGTGCGCGATCAGCTCGGCACGCGCGATCTTTGGCGTGACGATCGCCTGGCCGGCGCCGAAACGCGTGCCGTCGCTGGCGAGCTTGTGGCGCGGGAACTTGATCAGGATGCGGTTGCGCGCTGACCGCGCGTAATATTGCGCAGTGTAAAGCGTCTCGACATCGAGATAGCTGTCGTCGGGGGCGCCCCACACATTGCGCCGATAAGTCGTGATCACGCGGTCGGTGTAGACCTCCTCGCCGTCGGTCACATAGGTCGCACTGATCCCGTCGAAATAGAGAACCTGGCGCTGCAGGATCGTGAAGCGGTCCTCGCGCGGCGGCGGACGCACCCCGATCAATGGCAAGGCCTGCACCGGGCGCGCCGGGTCGATGATCAGCGAGCCGGCGGACTGCCCGGCATAGGCGGCCATCCACTCGTCGGCGGGTGTCGGCGAGTTCGAAAACCCCATGATCGAGACGTGCTGATCGTTGCGCGTGTTGCCCAGCGCCGAGAGCTCGCCGACCGTGCCCTCGACCGCGCACCAGCCGTGCCCATAGAGCTGCATCGCCCAGGACCAGCGCCCGCTCGTGTCATTGAAAAACTCTTGCAGCGCATTGAGCGAGCTGGCGTCGGTCCAGGGACACAGCACAAAATCAAAGGGCGCATCGCCGAGCAGTGCTAGGAGTGCTGCGACATCAGGGACACCGGCGCCGGCGGGATGATCAGCGTCGTCGCCCATCTGCGTAATCGTCGCCCCAACCCCTTCGGGCATGATCTCACCGCCGACCGCCCCGGCGAGCGCCAGTTGAATTTTGAGGTTGCCGAGGCTCCCGGCTTGCGCGGCGGTGATCTCGGTTCTCGCGCGGTTGATCGTGCTGACCTCGGCAGACACGGCGACGCGCGCATCGGCGTTGATCGCATCGGCCGCGGCGACTGAGATCGCGATATCATCGTCGCCAGCGCTGACGACGATCCGCACGATGCGGCCCCCGATATAGAGCGGGATCACGCCGCCGCCGACGGCGGGTCCGGTCCATTCGATCGAGCCTTCCCCAGCGGTGAACCCGGTCTCCTCGGCGGCGATGATCGACAGCGGCACGCTGGCGTTGTTGCGGAACCAGGCCTCGGCCTGGCGCCCGAGCGCTGAGCCGGTACCCGCCAGCGCCCGCACCTGGTCGGCGGAAAAGACCTCGGTCAAGGTGTTCGGCGGCAGCGTGACACCCGGCCCGATCGGCGGCACGGTACCGAGCAGCAGCGCTTTTTGCAGCGATGTCGCGGTCCCGGCGAGCGACGGGTCGAATTCGAAGTAAGCCAACGGAACCCGCAGGTTTGGCGGGATATTGCGGAACGAGATCGCCATCTATTCGGTCCCCTTTACTTCAAGAGCCACAAACCAAGTGCAATAAAAGCCACGAGCAAGGCGGCACCGATCGCCCACAACCGCCAGCCGTTCATTCCTCCTCGTCTTTGCGACGCGACCACGGCCGCGGCGCGACGACGACATCGCCGGCGCGGATCATCCGGTGAAAATAGCCGCGCTCGGCTGTCACATCGGCCCCCTCCTCGGGGATCGGCCGCATCGTCCGCGGGTGGCGCACGAGGCGCCCGCGTACCGGCTTCACAAAGAGCCGATCGTCAGTGTCGTTGTTTGTCGTCATCGCGTGGGACTCCAATTGGTAATCGCTCGACATCCATGCCGAAACGCTGCTCGATGCGGCCCTCGGGACCGGTCGGCCAGGGTGCGGGTCCGCGGCGCGGGTCATAGATCTGCGACGGCGGCAGACCGGGGTCGTGCGGTTTGATCCAGTCGATGCCCCACGGCGGGGCGATGCCGTCGATGCCCTCGAATGGCGGCAGCGGCTCGAATTGATCTTCGGTCTCGCCCTCGCCCTCGGCGCCACACAGCCAGTAATAGCTGCCAAACGACAAGAGCCAGAACGTGATCGCCCGGTTGATCGCGAGTAATTTCGTGTCGTTGTACCAGAAGTTGCCATAGTGCTTGTCAGGCGACCAGTTGTAGACCGCGCGGAAGACGGCGCGCCGGATCTCGTCGATCTGCTGCGTCGGGTCCTGCCCGCGGATGTCCATCGTCGCTTCGAGCCCCACGATGATCCCCCACATCTGCGTCACGCGCTGCTGGTTCTCGTTCGAGCCGGGCGACTGGCGCTCGGCCTGGTCGGAGAGAAAGCACACAAACGCTGCCGGGCAGGCGAGCGACTGGTAATCGAAGGCGCGCGACGGTTCGGCGACGCCGACGACGCGATCGCCAAAGATCGGCGAAGTCGCCGAGGACCGCCGCAGCTTCATGATGATCTCCGCCATCATCGCGGCTGTTTCACGTGGTCGCTCAGTTGATCTCGACGGTCGCGGGTGCCGCCCCGGGTTGCCCTGGCGTGCCGACGATCCCATTGGCATAGGCGGCGCGTAAGAGATCGACGATCATGCCGCGGTTCTGAAACGTCGGCTCGAAGGCTGGGCGCGGGTCCATTCGCGCGGTCCCGAGCTCCAAGAGTGCGGCATGCGGGGCGACGGCAGAGACGACCAGCGCATAGCCCCGGCGCGAAGCGCGCCCCTGCATTGAGCGGAACAGGTTGCCGGTAAACCGCGCTGGCGGTTGCCCTGGCGCCGAGGCGGTCCAGGTGCGGCCCCCGCGGCGATATTGCGTGCCCGAGCCCGAGCGGCCGACGACCTGTTTCATCTGGCGCGCCATGACGCGCGCGGCCTTGCCCATGGCCGAGCGGACCCCGCGCCGGTCGAATTGCGTGTAATTCAGCTCGGCAAAGCGAATTGAAATCACGGCTTGCTGATCGGGTCGGCTGGTTCCGGCCGCGGCGGCGCCAGGAACTCGCCATTGCCCTGCTGCGCCGGGAGGCGGCCGACATAGGCCTGCGTCTGTTTGGCGATCTCTTGAATGAGCGGGGCGGCGACGCGGTAAGGCCCCTCGGTCAACAGCGCAATGACCTGGTTCCACTGCACTGCCTGCAGGGTGACGGGGATCGGCGTTGTCGCCTCGATGGTCTGCGTCGTCTGCATTGCGTCCATTAGTGCTCCTCATCCCACGGTGATTGACGATCGTCCCAATGTGAATGACCCCAGTCCCAGATCGAGCGCGGCGGCCGTTGAATGATCTCGGCATCGCCAAAGGCCTCGACCTCGAGCGTCGAGAAGCGGCGCGCATCGTCCTCGTTGATGCCGACGATGCGGTATTTCTTGCCAGCGATTTCGAGCATATGGCGCACGGTGAGGTCCTGGCGAAAGCGCGTGCGCACGATATGCGTCCCCTTCGGCCCGGTCGCCTCGTCGATCTGCGCGCCAAACAGGTTCTTGTCGCCGATCCGCGCTCTCAGCGAGCACCACAGGCGCGCGACCTCGGTATAGGTCGGGATCGCCGAGGGTCCGGTCGTCTGCGGCCGGTCGACCCAATCATAGAGCACGGCAAAATTGCGCAAGCGGCCGATCGGCGGCGCTTTGCCTTCAGGCATCAGGCGAACCCCGGCTCGCGGTGATGATTGATCAGGTCACGCCAGCCGATCCCGATCAGCGGCGTCAGCGTGAATTGTTGCAGCGACTCGCGGTTCTCATACCAGGTGCCGATCGCCAGCAGCATCGCCTGGCGCAAACTCTCGGGAACCTCGGCGCGCGTCGTATGGCCGGCGCGAAAGTCGATGATGACGCGGTCCGGGCGTCGCGAGTAGCCATAGGCTGCGGCACCCCATCGGCCCGAGACGGGAAACATCCGCGACGAGCGCTCCTCGTGCACAAAATAGTAATCGGCATTCGGCACGACCTGGTCGTCGACGCGGATCCTCAGCAGCTCTTTGAACGGCGGCATCGGGAATTCGAGCCCGTCACCCGGGATCGGCGGCCAGTGGCGCAAGGTCATGCGCCAGTCCTGCTCCATGACCGAGATCGAGGCATGTTCTTCGAGCGCACCGGTCGCGGCGGCGATCAGCCGCTTGATCAGCGGCTTTTCGGGGCCGTTCTCGGCGCCGACGTCGAGGCGCAGATGCAGCACCGTCTCGGCGAGACTGAGCGGCATCTCGGCCGATCGTCTGATGCGCAGCAGACGCGCGCGCGGCGGTGCAAAGACGGAGCGGCGGAAATCGCCGACGAGCGGCGGGTTCCAGCCCCAGATGTCGGTCATCGCCGGCGGCCCGCCGGTGGCGGTGCCGATGGCGGCGGCGGCGACAGCGGCGTCGCGTTTTCGAGCGCTGCGAGGCGCGTTTCGAGGCCAACAAACGGCAGCGCCGCGATCGCGTCGTCGACATATTGCTTGGTCGCAGCGTGCAAATTCCCCGTCGGCGCCCCCGACAGCGTCAGCAGCCCGGTCATCGGCCTGCTGCCGTTGAGCGGAACCTGCTGGAAGACCTGCGTCGTGACATAGTTCTGCGTCGCGGCATGCGGTCCGGCGGTCGGCGCATTGGGCGTCAGGATCGCTCCAGGACCCATCGTCAGATTGCCCGTCATCGTGCCGCCGGCGGCGAGCTGCAGATAGCGCACGTCGGCCTCGGCCTGGGTAATGCCCCTGCCCCCGCCGCCGCCGGTTCCCCCGGGTTCCTGCCCGGTCAGAAACATCGCCCAGGTCCGCGAGTTCGCCCCCGGCACCTCGTCGGTCGGTTCGGTCGCGATCCACAGATGAAACCCAAGCCGCGCGATGTCGCCGCGCTGGTAGCTCGCCCCGGGCTGGTAGACCCCGACAAACTGCATCGCTGAGACTGGCACGGGATCGGTGATCGTGCCGTCGTCGAGCACGATGCGCACGAGCCCCGGAAAGCCGTCGACAGGCTCGACACCGGCAATGCCGCGCCCGGTTCGGCCGCGTTCTCCGGGCGGTCCGGGCTCGCCCTGGTCGCCTCGCGGACCGGGTTCGCCCGTCAGGCCTGGCGGTCCGGGTTCGCCTCGAGCACCTGGCTCGCCGGTGTCGCCGGTCTTGCCGCGCGCCGAGACGACAACCCAATCGGCGCTGTCGGGCCCCTGCCGGGTCGGGCGCAAGGCGCGGAAGGTGACCCCGTCGTGCTCGACCTCGTCGCCCTCGAAATAGGCCCCCGGCACCCACGCGCCGCGGTGCAATGGGATCGGCAGCACAAAGTCGAAATCATATTCGGCACCCGAGGCGAGGGTGACGATGATACCGATCGCACGCGGGTCTCCCTGCACGCGGTAATGTCGCATCATGCGGATGCCATCGGCGAGCAACAGCCACTCGCCAATGCGGCCCGGCGGTCGCACAGAGGTCCGGTTGCGCGCCTGCCACAGCCCACCCCCGTAATATGTGACGGCCCCTTCCTCAAAGATGTCGCCCTCTCGCCAGTGCCGAGCGCGCGCCCCCAGGTCGACGGGCGGGCTCGCCAATGGCCCATTGCCGCGGCGGCGCTCGACCTCCTCAAAGATGCGGGCGACGACACCCTCGATCACGATATCGTCCATCAGCGCGGTCCCAGGTCGGCGATCAGTATTTGCGAACGGCCAAAGTCGACCGCCTCGCCGCCAAGAATGGTGCAAGCGATCCCGGCCGGATTTGACGCCAGGACTGCAACCTGCATGGTCACTGTCGGATTGGTCCCGTCGACATCGACATAGAGCTCGGCAAGCATTCCGGTGCTTACCCCACCGGGCAGCCGATAAACCCAGCCGCGCCGTTCGACCCGATCGCTGGGACGCATTACGTCGAACGTGCGAATGCCCAAAACTACCATTTGATTATCCGCTGGCAGTGCGGTGTTGACGGAGACGCTAACGCGCAGCCGCGAGTCACCCCCGCGGGCGATCGCATAAGGCACGCTAAGCAATTGCGTCCAGTCGCCAGTTGCAGGCACGTCGACATTGGCGGCGATCTCGATCCTGACCGATGGCGCAGGCAGATCATCCGCGGTCAGCAGCCGGCGCCGCGTCAACGCACCGCCGGCATTGGCCTCGGTGAACAACGCGTCTTGGTTTTCGGCGCGCATGAAGACAAGGCCGACACCAGGCGGCGAATAGATGACCCCGCCAGACGGTTGCGCACTGCCCCCCGGCGCCCACACCACGCCCGCGCCCGCGGCGTCAAAGACGAGCGATCCCGCCATCCGATTGGTGCCGGCGAGCAGCAGATAGCGCAGATCGAGATCGGGCAACCCGGCGATCGCGTTGTCGACATAGCCCCTGGTCGCGGCATCGGTCGCAGTCGTCGGGGCCGGCAGACCGTAGAGCCGTTGGGTCGACATATTGATGTCGGCGCCGGGGATGATGAGGCCGAGGGCGCTCCAGCTCATCAGCGTCCCGCCCTCGACCCGCAATTGCACCATGCTGCTCGCGCCCACGGTGCGGCCAAAGCCCGTCTGGTTGTCGCCAAACATTAAGGACGGCACGCCGCGCGGCAGCTCCAGCGGCGCGCGCATCTCCTGCACGACGGTTTCGCTCTTGTTGACGTACTGCGTCGACATTTCGACCACGATCGCTGCGGCGACGGTGTCGACATAGCTTTTCGGCGCCGCTTGGTCGTCGACGATCGGGGTCATGATCCCCGTCAACGGGAAAATGGTGCCCATATTGAGGGCACCCAGCATCGTGCCGCCGGTGAGCGGCAGATAACCCGACAGATCGAGGGGCGGGATCGCGGCGATCGCCGCGTCGAGCGAGCGCAGATTGACGGCGTCTTGCGCGTCGGTCGGGTCGGCCAGTCCCACGATCCGATTGCCGGTCAGCAAGTCGAACGTCGCGGCGCATTGCACGAGCGGTCCGGCTACCGGCCGACTCCACGCCATCAGCGCGCCGGGACCGGCGGCGATATGGATTGCGTCGCCGACGCGCGAAAAACCGAATTGGTTGTCGCCAAAGCCCAGCGCGGTCCCGCTCGGAAGTGTCGAATTGGCGATCAAGGTGCCGGTCATCGTGTCGCCGGCTTTCAGCACATAGTCGTTGAGATCCGGCGCCAATCGGCTGTCGACATAGCGCTTGGTCGCAACGTCGAGGTCCTGCTGCGGGTCGGCGCGCACCTGAAGATATGGCTGACCAGCCGCGACGCGCGTATTGAACACGGCCACCGGCGCGACCCCGGCGGCGACCAGGCATTCGAGATCGCCGATGCCGAAATTGTCATGCACGTGCAGATAACCGAGCACGTCGCCGACCGGATTGGCGAACTGCAGTTGCGGCGACGAGACGCGGCCGGGGCTGGCGCGCAATTGCAGATAGCCGCCGATGTTCCCGGTCGGGTCATAGGTGAAATCGCCGATCTTGCGCACATAGCGCAGATCGAGCTCGGGCAGCCCCGGTCCGCCTCCCGGTCCGCTTGCAGCACCGCCGGTGCCGCTCGGATCGACCCCAGTCAGAAACAGCGCCCAGACGGTCGAATTGGTGGTCGGGACCTCCTCGGTCGTCTCGGTCGCGATCCACAGGTGATAGCCAAAGCGCACGATGTCGCCGCGGTCATAGCTCTCGCCTGGCTGGTAGACCCCGACAAAGCGCATCTCGCCGAGCGCGATCGGCTCGCTGATCGTGCCGTCGTCGAGCACGGCGCGCACCATCCCGAGGCGCCCTGGCACGGCCTCGAATCGGCGGATCCCTACACCCTGGGGTCCGGGGGGTCCGCTCTCGCCAGCGGGTCCAATCTCGCCTCGCGGACCGGGTGGCCCCACGTCGCCGCGCTCGCCCTGGTCGCCCTTCTCGCCTCGTGGACCGCGTTCGCCGGGTAGGCCAGGCGGCCCGGGTGGTCCGTCATCGCCTTGACGGCCGCGCGCTGAGACGAGCCGCCAGCCCTCGTGAGGCGGACGCCCCGGCCCGTCTTGCAGCGCGCGATAGGTGGCGCCGGCGTGCTCGACCTCGTCGCCGGCGACATAATAGGTCTCGGGTTCCCACTGCCCCTGATGCAACGGCAAGGGCAGGCGGAATTTGAGATCGATGTCCCGCCCGGAGCTGAGCCCGACGACGACGCGGTGCAGGCGCGGGTCGAGCTCCTCGGCATAGGCGTGCACATTGCGGATGCCATCGGTCAGGCACAGCCAATCGGCACCCTCGCCCGGCGGCTGGCGCGTCTCGCACTGCGCCTGCCACAGCCCGCCTTTCCAGTGCACGACCAGCCCGCGCTCATGCGCGACCCCGAGCCGATAGGTGTGCGCCTGGCGCGAGAAATCGGCGGGTCGGCGCGGCGGTGCTATGCGGTCGGCGACGGACCGAATGATCACGTCGAGATCGTCAGGCACGATGAAACTCGAACCAGCCTGTTGTCGTCGCCAGATTGACGCTGACGATCTGGGTCTGAGCGGCAAGACTGAAATTGTCGAACGGATAGATCGACACGCCTAGACCTCGGCTGCGCACCTCCATGTAAAACGGGGCTTGCACGGCTCGGGCCTCGACCACGAGACTGGCGTCGCCCGAGCCGTCGCGCACCAGGCGCAACGTCAGCAACGAGTGTCCGTCAGCACCAAGCCGGCCGATTACGCCGTGGCACGCATAGGTGCCATTGGCGCCCGGGATTCGTCCATAGGTGAAGTCAAGAGTGATCACGGTGCGCCGCAACGTCCCTTCCTGCGCATCGATGGTCGCCGCGAAGGTGCCGGGTCCGAAATAGGCGGGGCCGGTCCCGCCAGTCCCCGCTCTAAAGAGGGCGAGGCGCATTATTTGGTTGGCGGCGGCACTGGTGGTGCGCTCCAGGCGCTCAATCCCGCCGGCGCCTGGAGTCTCGCTGCGCAGCCAATAGCGCAGATCTCCATTGCCGGTGTCGATGATGTCGCGGCGGGTGCCGCCCGGAGCGCCGCCGTTGTAGTCTTCGATCTGCGGCTGTTGGCCGCCCGAGCTCTTCTTAATAATGATGCCCGACCCCGTTGCCTTGTAGAACCGGCCGCCGCTGTTGGTGATCAGCCCATGGCCGTCGACGGGCGTCCTGATGCCGTCGGCGGCGGCGATCTGCGCGGTCGGGCCCCCCGCCGTCCCCGGATAGAACGAAATCAGATTTGTGTCGCCGGCGGCGGCGACGATATTCAGATTGCCCGAGGTGATCGACAGCCCGAACCCGGCCGTTCCCCCGCCCCACAGTGCGATATGCCGCGAGATGTCGCGCGGATTGGTCTGCGCCACTGAACCAAAGGCGAGCCCGCCGCTCAACGTTCCGCCGGCCAGTGGTAAGACCGGCTGCCAGGTGCGGTCATTGCCCCGGCGGCCATGGATCGTCGCGTTATTGGGCGCTTCGGGCGGCGCGGCGGCGATCAGGCCGTCGACATAGAGCTTGGTCGCGGCGTGCAGATTGGCGCTCGGCGCGCCCGACAAGGTCAGCAATCCGGTCATCGGCTGGTTGCCATCGCGGCGCACAAAATGCGTCGTGCCCTGCGTCAACAGATTGTTGGCGTCGATGATGTCGCGCGCATTGGACCCGTCGAAATTGCGGATACGCGGTTGCGTGTTGTTGTTGCCCTGCTGCAGGTAGAGAAAGCCGGCTTGAAAGCGCATCGAGGGGCCGACCAGGCCTGACCCGGCCGGACCGCTCGCCGCGCCGGTCTGCACGAAAAATCCGTTATTCTCGCCCATTGCGACAAAGCTGCCGGCCTGGCCCATCTCGACCTGGCCCCACAGCCGCACAAAGCGCTGACCAGCTTCGGCGCCGGGTGCCGCCTGGGTCGCGCTGCCGACGATATTGAGCCCGCGCGCATGCACGCCGGCCCCGATCCGCCCATCGTTCTGATCGGTCGATTGCTCGTGCGAGAAGCGGATATAATTGCCAAAGCCGGTGTAGACATTGCCGACCGCCATCCCGCCGACCAGCGGCACGATCAGCACGGCGCGCTCGGTGAACGGCGGCGTTCCCCCGGCGGCGATCGATGTCGGCGGCTTCGGGATCGCGACCTCGTTTGCGGTATTGACCAGGCGGTGCAAGCCGATGCAGTAGAGCTTGAATTGTGCCGAGCCCCCGGCGTTCAAGATCCGCCCGTCGAGCCGCACTGCCCCATTGCCGCCGTTTTGCGCCAGCCGGAACCGATCGAACAGGACGCCCGAGGGGTTGCGCGTGAAACTGACCAGGCTCAGCGAAGCACCGTTGAAGGTTGTCGAGATCTCGAAAACAAACGAGCAGTCGGCGTCGGCGGCGGAGATATCCGCCTCAAAGCGAAACGTCCCGTAACTCGGCACGGTCAACAGGTGCATCCAGTTGCCGGTCGCGTAATTCGTCGGCGAGGGTGCCCCGGTCCAGAAATCGCCCTGATCGGTGCCATAGGGCTCGATCGTCGAATAGTCGGGGGCTGCTGGCGCCGAGGGGATCGCGACGAGCGCGCGGAACAGAAGATTATCCCAGCGCACGACCTCGTTTGGCAGGATATTGAGCCCGGTGACCCAATTGCGCACGCCGTGCCGGTCGACATAGCGTCGCGTCGTCGCGTGCGAATCGGCGGTCGGGTCGGCGAACAACGTCAGAAACCCGCTCATCGCCCCGCCCGGCACCGCCGCGGTGCCCGACAGCGGCACATAATCGCCCGTGATCGCGGTGAGCGCGTCTTGCACATTGTCGGCGCCGAGCACTGGCGGCGTCACAACGACATTGCCGGCGGTGATCACGCCAGCCGCGGGCGCCCGCAGTCTAAACCAGGTGGCGGCACCATCAGACACGACGAGGTCGCGCGCGGCGAATTCCACTCCAGGCGGAAATCCCATGCCAGGCGGCGGGATGGTCGGAACGTTTGGCGCGTCGCAGATCAGATAGGCGCCCTGGCCGGCGTCCGCGGCGGGCACCAGCGGACCGTCAGGATGCCCGGAGGCTGCAGTGTAATGACACTGCCCGGTATCCGCCTCAAAGATCCCGATCAGCGTCGCCAGCCGCGCGCTGGTTTGGTCGACATAGAGCCGGGTCGCGGCGTGCAGATCGGCAGTCGGCGCGCCCGCTAAGGTCAGCGGCCCGGTCATCGTGTCGCCGGTTCTCGCGACAAATTGGCCGGTAAAGTCGATCGCGGCGATCTCGGCGTCGACATAGGCCTTGGTTGTCGACTCGGGATCGTCGACCGGGTCGCGGGCAAGCAACAGCGGTCCGGTCAGCGTTCCGCCGGTGAGCGGCAGATGACCGGAGAGATCGACGGGCGGGATCGCGCCGATCTGCTCGTCGACATAGTGGCGGGTCGCGGCGTGCAGCTCCTCGGTCGGGTCCGCGTGCAGCTCCAGAAAGCCGGTCATTGTCGAGCCGTCGCGGCGCACGCCAGTGCGTGATGTCAGGATCGGCGAGACAATCCCGTCGCCCCGCTCGATAAACACATGATCATCAAAATTGCCGACCTGACGTATTCTTAAACCAATCTCAGTAGCGATGCCGCTAAACGTTTCATAAATTGTCGCGCCGACTGTAGTGCTGTAACCGAACATCAATGATGGCGAACGGAAAATAGTAAGATCGGTCGTGTTCATCAGCGACAAATCGCCGGTCATCGTGTCGCCGACCTTGCGGACAAACAGATCAGAGGGCGGGATCGCCCCGATCTGCTCGTCGACATAGCGCTTGGTCGCGGCGTGCAGATCCTCGTCGGGATCGTCGGCGAGCGTCAAAAAGCCGAGCATCGTGTCGCCCGCCTTCACCACGCCGGAGGCCTGGTTGAGCGCGCGCGCTTGGTTGGCAAACTCGTCGACGTGGAAGATCTGCGGCGCCGCCAGATCGCCCGCCGCCATCAGCAAGGCTCGGCCACCAAAAGCCCCGGGTCCCTCGTAGATCGTCCGTCCGTCAGGCGAGAGCGCGGCGAGCTCGGCCCAGCGCAGCCCGATATCTTGGCCCGCGAATTCGAGCTCGCCCGTCATCGTGTCGCCGACGAGGTTCACATAGCGCTGATCGGCCTGGTCCTGCGTCAGCCCATGCCCGCGGACGTGCACCCACTCGGCGGGCGGTTCGGTCCAAATGATCCAGTCGTTGTTGTGGAGCTCCTCGCCGCTGATCCCCGGCATGCCCGGTGGGCAGATGTCGGGCTGATCGGGGAACGCTGTCACGCAATGCCAGATGTCGCCGTTTTTGTGCGGCTCGACCGGGTTGACCAGGTCGGGATCGTTGTTCGCGACCTCCCACGTCCCCCGGTAATGCACCGGCGGCTCCCAGGTCTTCGCGGGTCCGCCGACCCCGGCCGCCTCGATCCCCTGCATGAACAGCGACCAGTCGTCGGCGCCGGGCGCGGTCGAGGGCGCCCCCGGCACATTCGAGGTCCGCCGCGTCGCGATGTA